TTTTCAAAATTGATTTAGGTTCACCAAAGGAAATTAAGGAGGTTGTTGTTTATAACCCACAGGGTACTAGGGTGTACAATGGTATACAAGTCAAAGATAGAATAAAGACAGCATATGTTCAACTCATTGATGAAGATGGAATTGTTGTTTATGAATCTCAACCAATTACTGAAAGTCCCAGAGTCATTAGATTCAGAATGAGCGATGACAAAATAATTTATTAAAATAATAATATATGATTGAGGTCAGACTCATAAAATCTCCCAGTCCTAAACATAAATTTAGGGTCATCTTTAGAACTGGTAGGTACGTTGACTTTGGTGGNAAAGGGTATTCGGACTACACNTTNCANAAAACACCGGAACGCATGCGTCTCTATGTGTTGCGTCACGGTGGAAGAATACCCCCATCTCTCATGAAAGAGAAGAGAAGGGNAGCTATCCAGCGAGGTATGTTAGGTGTTGACTCCAGTCGTAAGGAGTTGTGGACCGCGGCGGGTGTTGGTACTGCAGGGTTCTGGTCCCGTTGGCTCCTCTGGTCGTACCCATCACTGGCGGATGCAAAACAGTTTATATCTAAAAAATTTAAAATAAAGTTTATAACCCCCTAATATCTTATATGGGTCATATATGGCATGTCGTGACACATCCAGATAAATCAATATGTCTTGGTCACACCTATGAAGAAGACATGACAGTCATAGAATTCACACCCTCAAAGGTGTGGGAAAAAAGAGTGTGGTCTTTCCTAAAATTTTTGTTCATCTGCCACTTTCTTACAATTCTCGCATTTTCGCACACCTTTGTGTTTGTCGCAGCCCCTCTCACAAACTTGACCTTTGCGTTGGCCGTCTTGAGTGCCAAAACACCAGCGGCCACGATTGTCCATCTAGTCTATAGTATCATGCTCAACGTCTATGCAATCATGTTTCGTGATTATTATATGTTTTGTGTCTCGCTCACATACATATTGACCTATACAATTTCATTAAAGATGACATGCGTTGTTTAAGTAATGTCATGTGGCGCGACGCAACCCTTGAGGAGTTGCAAAAAATAATTAGAGATGTCATACTCCCTGAACTCGTCCAGTTGAGGGAGGAGGTCCATTATCTTCGGAAACACACCTGGCCTTACGTTCAGGCGATGAAAGAGGATGGGGCGCAGCTCAGTGATATGGTGGCGAAAAGGGAATTCTTTAGCAACCTGTACGATGAGGATGTTAAAGAATTGTTGGGTATAAAGACGCGTTATGCAAAGGGTATTGGTCTCACCGCTTTAGAATTTGATAGCATTAGAAAAAATCATCAGTCCGATACATCTTGACGTTGTAATTTACATCTTTCCCTGTGACAGTGACGCTTTCATTGCCATAGAACTCTGGACATCCAATGTCCTCGGTGCATTCACGTCCATCGTGTGTCACTGGTACAGGGTACATCTGTTCCCCTGTTGTCGTGGTGTAATAGTTGTATCGGTCTCTGTACCCACGCGCCTCCTTACCATAGAGGGGGAGGGTTTCATTGTTTGGTCCAAGAAGAAGACCCATCTGTTGCATGTGTCCGGGTTTGTACTGTTTGATGGGTGGTCCTCTGTACTCTGGGGCGCGTCTCGGGGGGTCAACTCTCACAGGGACGGGCACTTCCACAGGAACCTCGACTTCCACTGGGACAGCAACTTGTGTTGGGTAGTACCATTTGTAAAGAAGGGCGAGTGCTAAGACAACAATCGTCGCATACATGAGACGAGTTTTGTTTTTATTCTTCATGTATACTATATGGTGGAGAAAAGAAAACGAGCGACATTCTTTAACAATCTTTTGACTGGCATGGAACGAGAACGAACGAAAAAACGTCTTGAACGGGAGCAAAAAAAAAGAAATAGACAAAATCTGAGAAATGCTGAAGCCGCGCGTGTTGCACTTGAAGAACACCGCTTGAAGAAAAAACGGGTGGAGAACGAAAAGACAATGGCTATGGCGAAACAACTCAATACCTACGGGACGATGGTTGGAAAGGGTGTGCTCGCCGAAAAAATGTACAAACGTATGTTGGAAAAGGTGATGCGTCAAACTACCTATACCCCCACTGATTTTAAATACTTGGGGAAGGTTGTACGGGCGAGACAGGAGAAACGATGGTCTGTTGTTGAACGTGTCATCAGGGAGTGGGAAGCCGACGTGAAGCGTCGCGTGTGTCGTATGAAGAAGAAGGACATGCAAAACATTGCGAAAGGGTTGAATGTCCCGACCAACAATAAGAAAAAGGTACAACTTTGCCAAGCCATTAAAAATAAAATGTAGACTACAATTATATTATAATACAATGGTGAGACCAAGTAATCTTCGGAAAATGTTCGAAGAGGAAAATGAAAACATGGCGGCGAGGCGGTTCCAAAACATGGTGGAAAAGTTTGNAAATGCTAACACGCTCTACAATTACCAAAAATTGCGAGCCATCTATACGAACCGCAAAGAACCCAACTACGTTGAAGCCATGCGTCAATCCAGACCCATCTTGTACAAACGTCTTGAGAAACTCGTGGCGCGTCTTCCAGAAGAAATCTTCAAAAATGGAAGAAATATCTTATTTTCTGTGTCGGCCAACTCTTCGCCGAAAGAGTTGTTCAACGCCATGAACAAGGTGAACCGATTGAAAATGCCGCCAAAGGAGAGACCAGTGGTCAAGGAGCCCCTCAACAAACTCAAATACACACAAACGTACATGGCGCAAGAACTCGGTAAGTCGCGCAACAGAAAAAATTACGCAAACAAGCAATTGTTGTTCATGGGTCAAACCAACTACGCAAGAGCTGTTGTTCGCGCGAAGGTTATTTTGGCGAAGCGTGTGAAACAAAGGTACAACCGTCTCTCCGAAGCCAACAAAAATTTGGTGAACATCTCTGGTCTCGGGAAATCATCCAACTCTGAAAAACTTCTCAAAGCTCTTGAACGCATGGCGGCGTTTAACACTAACAACAACGCGTCGTGGCGTTTCAACTAGACAGACGAAACTGGTCAAAAAAATGCACAGTCGTGCGAAAGTTAAAATAGATAATCATACATAGGGCATCACCAATATCGTGCTTTCTCTCGTAAGGTATCTCTTCACCCTCTGGAAGATACTTTTCCGCGATACTCGTGGTTCTCTCCTTGCGCTCCTCATAGGTCAGGTGTCTGATACCAAAGTGTACGTGCAAAGACACTGGGTTCACCAAGGTCACTTTGTCTTTGAACATGTAATGTAAAAGGACTTCAATGTTTTGAAATCCCCCGGGAGGTTGTCTCTCTATGAGGANGTGTTCAGCGCTGTCAAACCACACCTTGTACTCATTCACCATCAACGGCACTAGGTCAACGATGTCGTTACTAAAGATGTATTTGTAATCCTCCAAACTTACCTTTTTCATAAACACTGGGCGAATGTCCACCTTTTCACACTCCGCGAAAACGAGGCCCATGTTAAAGTAGCCAATGTCTATGGCGAGGATTTTGCGCATATGTATTTAAAAGTTCAACATGTTTTTAAATTCATTATAAAATGGTTTGTGATTGTTTAATAATTTTTGAATCACTCGTGGAACACTGCTAAATCTTTGCGCAAAGAAAATGACACGAAGTTGATGAATGAATGGGATGTACATATCAGGCTTTTCTACTTGCAATCGTGCAAGTAATTTCACAATTTTAATCGCCTGGTTGACTTGTTTTTCAGTGATGTTGTGTAGATTTTTAAAGTATATCTCTCTCTCACCAGTGAGAAGTAAATACTTTTTCACGAAATCACCGAATGTCCCACCTCTGGTCGCGACTGACATGAAATGTGTGAGTTTTATGTGATGGTCTTGGAGTTGACCTGTGACGTGTTTTGTTTGGAGTTTTGTATCATAATATGTTTGTCTTCCATAGACTGAGATTAACAATGCCTTTTGTGTTTTAAAAATAGCGTGTCGTCGTGCGTTAACGTTCACCCCATCATAGTTGCGCATCATGTTCGGTGAGGTAGGCACACCCGTGTGTGGTCCACGGTGGATGGTTTTATTTTTAAAAACTTTATTGAGATAGTTTCTAGAATATACATGACGAATTTTCCCATTATTACTGTTGAGGACATCACTCAATAAATATGTTGGTCTGTTCATCAGTTGTACATTGTTTTTGAAATTTGAACTATTTGTTTGTAAATGATTTTTATTTTTATTGTTTTTAATATTTTTAAAATTTTTTACAAGTGTATTGTTCATATTTGTATTATTTTTTAAAAATTTTTCAAATGCGTTTGCGTATTTCTTCGCGCGTTCATTTGCATTCTTCTGTTTCTGTGTGTACTGTTCTTGAAGCTCCTTTTGACGCTTCGTCTCTGGACTCATTATGAAAGGGTCATCCTCTGGCCTGTTTGGTGTTGGACTCCTATTCCTATTGGCGCGCGTGCGCACACGAGGGGGCATCTTCTTACTATAATCTCAGAATATATTAATGGACCTTGAAGATGTGTTGAAAAATGTTGCACTGTTTGGAAATTATTTAGTTCTCATAGACTCCATAATACGTCGGAAATCATCTTGAACTATTTTAAACCGTTCCAACCTGTACTGAACAAACATCCAGAGAAAGAACAATAAACTTTTCAACAAATTGTTCGCCGCGGTGTCATCCATTTTGTACACTGGCGACACCAGGCGATGGAAAAATGTTTCATCTTTATTTTTACCAGTCATGTACGTCTCCAGTTGGGTCATAGCACACGTATCATCATTCACACTCCAATGGTAAAAGATGAATGGAATCAGTATGGAGTACATCTGTAACATGCGTTCATCATTTACGAAAGGAATGATGATGAGAAATAAAAATAACAAGGTGTGAAGTGCGAAAATTATATTCATCTTATTCTAAGATGGAAAAAGATAAAAAATTACCTAAAATTTGGCACCCTCAACAGGAAAGTATTTTAAGGGGGTGGGGTGAGAGTGCGGCGTGCTATCGTTGGATGCACTACCAGGCTTTTTTAAAATATAGAAAATCAAATATGCATTATACATTACCAGTTATTGTTCTATCAACAATAACGGGTACGGCAAACTTTGCACAAGAACAGTTCCCTCCTGGACTTCAACCCTACGTGGCACCGAGTATTGGTGGTTTGAACCTCNTCGCAGGTCTCATCGCGACTATTTCTCAGTTCCTCAAGGTGAGTGAGCTCATGGAAGCCCACCGGGTCGCGGCGATGCAGTTTGGAAAGTTTTCTCGCGTCGTTCGTTTGGAGCTGGCCTTGCCACTCGTTGACCGGTCTCGCGATGGCTCGGACATGGTTGAATTAATGAAAGGGGAGTACGACACACTGATTGAACAAAGCCCATCCATCCCATCCCCTGTGTTGGTGATGTTTGAGAAGGAGTTCCCATCGGATGACCGTATGACCAAACCTGAAATTGTTCACATCAATCCAATTCAAACATTTAGTGCCGTCTTGGAAAACTCAGTCGTATCTAAGATGAAAGGGTTGATTAGTTCAGATAAAAGTAAAGAAGAACTTATCTCTGACCTTCAAAAAATTCAAGGAACGGATGCTCCACCACCGAAAAAGTTTTTCAAAAAAGTTGTGGACACCATCGCACAAAGACAACAAGATGAAACAAAGAAAGAGCTCGAAGAGTTGAGGGGTAAAACACAAGTCTCAAAGAAAAATCAAAAACTTGAGGAAGAACTTAAGAAGAGGGCTGAACTGATGGAAGTTGCCGTCGAAGAGCCACCACAAGATAAATAAGTAATAGAAGAATTACTATATTAAAAACCCCAACGGCACATAGATATGGGAACATTTTCTTTTTTAAAGGACTAATTACCTTTGTATCTAAGACTTCCAAGGCTTGGTCTGTTAAATCTTTATCAGCATCAGTCATGGATAAGTTTATTAAAATTACTCCACAAAAAAAGAAACCCCCTGACGCCACAAATATTCATGGCGAACGCATAGAAAAATTAAAACACTGTCTCGCAGAGAATAAAAATGTCTTCATTTACGGTGCGTGTGGTACGGGGAAGACGTATCTACGAGAGTGTGTGTTAGATGACGGGAATAGTATAGAGCTCACGACAGACCTTTTACGTTCAAAGAGTTTATTTTCACAACTTATTCATGGGTCATCGAAGCATTTGTTTATTGAAGATTATGAACCCGATAATTTAATTCTAAAATCTGCGGTGGAGAAAGTGGCTGAAGGGGACCGTCTCACCGAAGGGTCTTTGATTGTGTTGTCCTCACATTTTTGTTTATACCCCAGTTTTACAGTTATTGACATACCACGTCATGGTCCAGAAACACTGAGACGTGTGTGTTTAGATAGGTATGATGAAGAGGCGGCGATGCGATGTCGTGGCAACATCAGGGATTATCTCCATTACCTGAACGGTTCAGATACGAAAGATGTTTTTGAAAATCCAAAGGATATTATATATAAAATCTTGTGTGACCCAACATATACATTTCAACCTGAAAAGTTATATGAACATGGACACATGTGGTCAATTTTTCAAGAAAATTACGTAGACTCCAAAGATGTAAATACCGCCGGTGCGAGTCGGGCATTTTCAGATGCAGATATTTTTGACAGTGCAATGTACAGTTGTTCAAATAATGAATGGAGCGTGATGCACTATTTTGCACATTTTGCCATCACTATACCTCGGTACTACATGAAAGCGCATCTGTGTGAAGATAAAATCAGACCCGGGTCGTGTTGGACAAAACATGGAAACTATAAAATGCGCGCGAAAAAGTTGTACAGCATCCAACTTCGAAACAGTGGTATATCTACGGATGCCTTATGTTTGTTACAGCGGTACGCAGGTCTTGGGTACATTGAGCCAATGTTACGCTATGACATCACACCCCAAGATTTTGACACCATGAACCATTTGTGTGTCATAAATAAATTAAAACCAAGGGACGTCAATAGTATTAAGAAACGTCTCAAGAATGCCCTACTTGAACAAGGAGACTGATGAGGACGAAGAAGTGATTGAAGTCGCCAAAGTCATTGGCAATGAAATCTTCTACTATGGAGACATCACCCCCGAGAACATTTTAGAGTTTACCGAAAAGTTTCGTAAGTTGGAATCGTGGTTGTTGAAAATGTCCAGTGACCTCATAGGCTATGTCCCGACCATTCGCGTAAACATCATGAGCGATGGCGGTGACCTGTTTTCGGGCTTTTCTGCGATGAATGTCATCCAAAAGAGTAGGGTCCACACCGTAACCGTCGCCTTAGGTGCTTGCTGTTCCGCAGCCACATTCATGCTTCTCGGTGGCAAAGAAAGAAAGGTAGGTCGTAACGCCCATGTGCTCATTCACCAGCTCTCTACAGGTGGGTTTTGGGGAAAGTTTGAAGAGATGAAGGATGAGATGCGGACGTGTTCCAAATTTATGGATATGATTCGCAACACGTACACGTCCATGACGAAAATTCCAGAGAAAAAGTTGAAGAAACTCCTGAAGCGGGACATTTACCTGTCACCAGAGGAGTGTATTAAGTATGCCATCGTTGACGACTACGATTAATGTCCACGTAGCGTTTGTATAATAATAACACTCCCACTATTATAATA